CGCCCGTCCGAGCGCTGATCCAAATCTGCCAAATGTCAAAGCCTGAGTTCTGCCTGCTTCGCTTCCGGCGTCATATCGCTGGCGCTCCATTCCTAGGGCGCTCATGAGTCAGAACTGAGTCTTTGACTCGTCAGATTTGGGCGCCGGCCACTTTCCACATTAGTTAGAATTAAAAAAGTTTTCACTTTTTCATGTTTTGTTTTTGAGAGTAGAATTGTGTTGATATAAGAAAGGCCATCCGTTGGGATGGCCTTAATTTGGCGAACGACTGCCGGTCGTTCTTTCAAGCCTTTTTCAAGGGCTACCAATGGGGTGTGTGATTAGTGCATGTTGCGGAGTCGCTGCTGCTCCGTCTCGCACATGCCGTTGCTCACGCTTTATCCGCGTTGGCGGTTTGCGGGGTTTGGTATTCCCGTTTTAGTTCATCGAAGAGCTCTTTGCGTTTGGCTGCTGCTGCTTTTTTCATAGCATCCTTTTTCTCGGACTCCTCTTTGTCGAGTCTGGCCTTTAATACCTGGGCTTTTTCCTTCATCTCGTTGAGAACTTCCTCTTTGACAATGAGATCCTCATGAGCGAGTTTTTCCAGATCATACTCGTGCCGGTCATCATAGGTACCTTCATGTGAAACCGGCAGAGATTCGCGACGAACGAAGCGACGTAGGATTTCCTTCAGCGACAGGGCCTGCATAGGAACGACGTACTTTTTGGAACCGACGAAGGACTTTCCCTCGACGATTACGGTTGGATATAATTTCATACGAAGCCCATTGTGTTAGGTGTACCGAAGTAAGGGAGCGGACGTTTAACAGTCACTTTGTTGTGCACGTAAATCCAAAAGTTGTCCGCTGTGCCATTGACGGCAAAGATACGATTTTGCGACGTATCGTCGAACATGTTGAAATCTTCGCCAAGCTCAGGAGAAGATGCGAATTGACGCGTAAGAGTCCAGAACAACAACGTGTCGTGGAAGTCCCCATGATTGCTGTTAGGGATATATTTCCAGTCCGCGTAACGCGACTGATAGCCGAATAGAGGGAGATCCCCAGCCGTATCCTCAGTGAGGTTTGCAGCGCTCGCATAAAGCTCCGCCTTTGCAACCATTTGTTCGCCGAGTTTTGCGAACGTAGGCCAAGGGTAATCGAGGAACGAACGACGACGGAACATCCGAGGCAGACCCTGATGGTAAGACGGGGGATTCATGATCGATAATATACCGATGATAAACCCGTGTTCGGGACAGAAATACTTGAACTGGTTGGTGTTCCCGTAAGTCACACCGTGTCCGCCCATGTTGGCGAGTGGCACAATGTCAGTGCCATCGGACGAAAACGCCGTAGAAACCACTTCAGAAATCTTTACAGGGATTCGACCACCGCCAATGTATTCAGGGCGCTGCAGCCGAGAATCTTGCGGACGAATACCGAAGTGTGCCTCGGTTGATTCAACGTAACGGCTACCGCCTATTGCATTACGTTCGAGCCATACCTGAAGCGCATAAGCCGAACGGAAGTCATTGATAGTAGTAGTAGTGCCGGTGAAATCGGAGCCTTTGATGTAAAGCGCGCCGGGGTGCGCTGCATCGGCATCGATTTCCACCTCATAACCAACGTTAACGCTACCCGGTTGAGCAATAGCGCTGACGACGGCGCTGGTTTCCGCGCCGACAGGATCAGCATAGATCGACCCGGTTCCACCGAGAGAGATTGGTATTAAGACTTCTTCCCCGCGTTGTGTGAATGGGAGTGCCGACGTAAAATAATCGTGACGGTACATCCGCGTAAATAAGGACAGATCCATATCGACCTCACCAGAAGGAAGCGGCAACGGCACGTCGAACAGGTCATCCGGTTGAAAGTTACGATCGCGGTAATAGTTGTACCAGACAAGTTGATACGCTGCTACAGGCAGCATATCGATAGGAATCCCGTCATAGTCAGCAGCTACATCGGGAGCGATAGGAAGTACAGGACAACCAAGGTAGTCCATCAGTGAAGACTTCTCGAAGAAGTCAGGATTCGACGCGAGTTCCGCGCCGAGATCCATGTAGGGCGGAATAGGTGCAGTAACAGGTTCGACACCGACGCCGAGACGACCGCCAGTGATAAATTCTTCCCAGTCCTCCCAAAGTAATCTGTTGGGAACGAAGAAGAAATGCACGTAAACTTGAATCTGGTCATAGATAGGCGCCAGCAATGGCGCCAGACGTACAAGCATTTCAGACGATCCCGTAAAGTAATCCGAAGGAATGCATTCCTGAATTAGAACGGGAGTGAGCCGACCCATGCGCGTAGATAACCGCTTATCGTGGGTAAGATCGAAAGTTGATTTTGTCGGCCGAGTCAGTTTGACCTGGCTAAACCCTTTGAAGTCAGACATAATTAAATGATTAAGTTGATTTTAGATTTGGCGCGAATTTTTTTCGCGAGGACGCGCCTTTGTTCCTCATAATAGCCGAGAGGATCGCGCATCCGCATTCGTTTCGGATGACGGATAAACCGGAGAAGTTTATTGAATTGTTCCTTCTCCGCACGAACAGCGATGCGGACGCGATCCAATTTGGAAAATATCTTTTCCTTGTAATACCTTGGTAAGTGACGCTTTTCACCATCGAGTAGGGCGTAGTTTTTGCGACCGGACTTGTGCCACTCAATCATTTGAGGTGTTAAATAGTTTGCACCAAGTCCTTTAACAGCGCCACGACCACGCGACATTATGGAAAAAGGTTTTTCCCGTTTGTGGCGCATTTGCCAGCCTTTACCATTAACGATGTATCCAAGACAATACATGACACTTGCGGAAGTGACCGAACCGATATGACAATGACCTTTGCCCCACGCTTTTGTAAGTACCATATCCGGGACCGACCCGAAGACAATGACGTGGTAATGCGGACGGAATGTTTTCGAGCCGTATTCACCAACTGCAAAGTAACGGAATTTATGCCCAGCTTTGCGCACTCGCTTAAACCATAGTTGCAGATCGCGTTTGACCAATTGCGGTTGGCCATCTCTCCAAGTGAGTTCATTATTTGCATAAGTCAACGTAATAAATTTTGAGCCAATGTGCATTTTTTGCTCATAGTGGAGACGTAACGCCCAATCCGAGCGTTTAGTGGCCGTACAAAACGGACACGAACCACAGGGTACGACCATTTCGCGTTTAACAAGGTATTTCGGGGAAAGACATTCCATTAACGAGAAGATTGATCGAGTTCAAGCCATGTGCGCACATGTGCGCGACGAGCTTTCTTTGACGAGTAGGTATAGGGCCACTTACATTCGTGACACCAATACAAGAACGTTTTAACGCCGTTAGTCATGCATTGCTTCCTCCAGAGCATAAGCGACAGAGATCACATAGCATATCGACCAGATAATGAGATACCATTTCAGATACCTCAGCTTCACCAGAAGCTTTTTATAAGCGTATACCACCGCGTGCCATTGTGTAAGTACGGAGACGTTTACCACGGCCACGGCCAGATTTACGTCCACGGCCACGACGACGAGAAGATTTGCGATACCTCATAGTAGTTTCATTAAAAGTAGTTGAATGAATTGAACAATGTGCTGCGGAGTAATATCCGCCTCAGTCATGAATTTTTTTTGAACCTCCAAAATAGCATTTTGGAATTCTTTTGAGTTCACAACTTCCGCCTTGATTTTGGCATCGAGGGTGCCGAGGTTGAACTTTTGCTCCAGCAGTTCAAGCTCTTTGAAAAGCTTGACTTCGCCAAGTTTCATTCCTCCATACTTTCCGATTCCTTGCATTTGCGCCCACTCAGAGTTGAGGGTGTCCATACCTGCGTTAGCCACTTTGCTCTCCGCAGTTGCCTTGAGCGACGTAATAATAGCGTTGAACCCTTCTGAATTAAGAAGCGGGTTTTTCGAGACGACATCAGCTTGTAAACGGTTAAGCTCGGTAAGAACTCCAAGCCTTCTGGTATTCGCATTTTGAGCTTGAATTTGGGATTGCATCATTTGTGTTGAGTTCATCAGGCCCAGAGCCTGCTGCACTCCCATGTCGCCGTAGTCAACGGGCTTGATATCCGCCGCTTGCTGCGGGGACGATTGGTTTCCGGGATTGCCCTGACCGTAGATAAGGTGAGGGTTTAAGCCGGCATCTTGGAACCGAGACATTTGTGCCTGGGGTGAGTTGTAAGCATTCTGCATGCGAATGTATTTCTCATTCTGCAAGTTTTGAGTTTCCGCGATTTTACGGTTCTCTTTTTTCTGCTTAGACTGCCCGACGAGTGAGCCAATAAGGGATGCTGCTCCGATAATGGCAGGGACGACCCATGCCGGCATTAGGCCTCAATTTTTGTTTGTGATTCGAGTTCAGCTTTGTGGAGCTGGTTGAGATAGCGACCATAGAGATACTCGTTGAGTGCGTCGAGTGTCGCCTTGTCGTTGTGAACAGCCGCTAGAAAGCTGTAGGCGGTGCGGAGATCTGTCTCGACCATTTTTCGGAACTCGCTTTCCGTGAGGGTTTTGGCGCCTTGCGCCTTACCCTGTTTTTTTTCAGTTTTTTCCATGACACCAAAGTAATAAATTGTTGGTGTCAGTTAGCATAGTATATCAAGTATTTACTATGCTGTGTCGCAATCGCCGGTGTTGTGGGCGATTTGCGTATTCGCTGGAGCGAAATTTTATTTGGCGATGCCTGCGGCCCGGGCTCTACGCTCGCGGGAGCTCGCTGCGATCCCTATCGCGGTGTGTGAGTGTGTTTGGGTGTGGTGTGGGTGTGTGTTTGCCTCCGGTCATCCGGGCTCCGCCCGTCCGAGCGCTGATCCAAATCTGCCAAATGTCAAAGCCTGAGTTCTGCCTGCTTCGCTTCCGGCGTCATATCGCTGGCGCTCCATTCCTAGGGCGCTCATGAGTCAGAACTGAGTC